GCAAATTTTTGTGAGTTAATTGCGTGAAGCAGCGGTATACCATATTGATCAACAGCAGCTGCCTTAATTACATACTCACCATCTGAAAGCATTGCAGGAATAGAATCAGATGTTGCAGTACCTGGACCAGATACAGCTCCTCCTGGCTCAAAGTGTTTTACAATTCCACCCATTGCTCTAGTAGTTACTGGTGGATATAGCTGGTTACCCTTGCTATCTTTAATGATTGGTTCAGGTCCAGAGAGGTTTACAGTAATTTTTTCAGACTTGTCTGGATTACTTCCTTTTGGAGCATATCCAGTAAATTGATATCCCAACTTTGACAAAGCGTCAAAATATGTTTGAGTTAGCTCTGGACTATTTTTAACGTCATACTTTAACTGGACATTTCCTCCTGCTGGAGATTTAAACTGCATGTATGTCGTTCCACCATCGCTAATTTGATCACCTTGTGGAGGATCAAACATTAATGGTTTATATTTTTCTGAAAGAGTTAAATTCCCTGGCTTCCAGGTTTTAATTGTCTGACCAAGCTTGTCAAGAGAGCTTGTATTCTCTCCTAGCTTTGTGTTGTTATCTTTTAACTTCTGTATTTGTTCATCAAGAAGATCACGCTGATCTGTTAAGTTTGCAATATCTTTATCATAGTTAAACTGAGCAGTATTAGAAATTTTTTCTTGTTCTAGGTTTGCAGCTTCAATATAATTTCCAGACATTTTTGCTTTTGCAATTTTTTCATCAAGGTCTTGCTGTTTTGACAAATAATCATTTTGAAGCTTGTATGCATCAGCAATCTTTTGTTGTTTCTTAATGATCTTATCTAGAGCATCTCTCTTTTTCTCTAGTAAATCTATTTCTTTTTTGTTGTTACCAATTGCTTTTTCTGCTGCTGTTTGAGCAACCTTACCTGAAGAAAAAGCAGACTTTCCAAGCTTCTTGTATCCTGCATCTATCTGTGCTTGAACGTCTGCCCAAGTTGAACCATCAGCAATAGATATATCAATACCCCTTGTTAATGCTTGCTGTATTGCAAAAAATGATGATAGATCAGCACCTTCCATTTGTGATACAACTGCTGCCAAGTTTGCAGATTTTACATTTCCAATACTTAAATAAACATCACGAACAGCTGCTAAAGCTGCTGCAGTATTAAAACCAGCGTCCTTAATACTTTGTAAGGCAATTGTTAAATCCTCTAAAGATGTTATATTTGAGAATGACCCTGATAACTCTATCAGTGTTTCTCCTAGATACCTGCTTGATTCTGCAGCACCCACTATGCCATTGCTTGCAGTAGCCATAATTTCTTGAAGCTTAGTCTTTAGGTTATTTAATACTGTTGCTACAGCTTCTCCTTGAGAAGCAAAAGTCATTAAATTATTTCCAGCAAGGATGGCGTGATCTGATGCTCTCAATATTAAGTCAAGGAATTGTTGCGCTTGGGATGCTTTAATTTGTCCAGTAGCTACCTGCATAGCTACAAAGCTTGTTGCTAAGTCTTGAACTTTTTTAATGTCTGTTTCTTCTGCTAGACCTGTCACAAACTTCTTTAAAGGATCAGATTCTGGTAATCCTGAAATTAAGTTTTGGAAAGCTTCTAAGCTTTGGGCAGCATTAGATGCTTCGTCCGCAGTTTTACTTAAATTATCTGCAGTTGACGCAACTGTTATATTAAAATTAGAAACTTTGCTATCAACAGTAACTACGGTATTTCCAAAAAATTCTGCAGCAGCTGCACTTGACTTAAATACAGACTCAGACATTTCTTTAAGCTTGCGTTGTTTTTCAAGAATATCGGCAATACCCTTTGATGCTAGGCCAAAAGCTGCACCTGCTGCAATTCCCCAAGGTCCAAACATTGCTCCAATTGAAGCAAAATTCATGGCAGATGAAGCATAATTCTTAGCTGTAGACTCTGGCAACATGTTTAATGCCATTGAGCCTGCCATGATTCCCATGCTTGCCATCATGTTTCTGCTGTTAACTACAGAGCTACTTTCATCTCCGCCTGTTTTTTTCTTAAAGAACTTATTCTTCTTTGTTAAATTATTGATTATTTTTTCTTCTTCTGTAAGAGCAGCAACAATTGGAAGCATCATTGCACCAGAAGGTAATGACGGTCCTATTGGTGCTGGCCCCTGAGCTCTTGATGAAACTCTTCTTGGTTTTTTAGCAGACCCGTTTGCTACACCCATGTCTATAGAATCTACTGCAATTTGTCCTACTCTTAACCCTGACTGTCTTACTGCAGATTCTTGAGCAGCTAATTCATTTCTAAGTCCCGCAATAATATCTTGTGCTGTTTGTTTTGTTGCTTCAGATGGTGATCTAGTTTTTGCCCCCATCGCAATAGCTTGAACAGCTGTTGTTCCAATTTTTGTTCCTAGTGTATTAACTTCTACTACAAACTGCTCACCAAACTTAACAATATCATTTCTTAAAGCAAACAATCTAAGCTTTGCTTCGTCTGACATTTCCTTATATAGGGCTGCAGCTTCGGCTTTTGTTCTTCCAGCTTGTGCTGCCATTGTTTCTGTAATTCCGAAGCTTGTCATCTCTGGATAAGGAGAGCGACCAACACCAGTAACCTTTTCAAAACCTTTTCTATACTTAGGCTTTTGTTTTGTATAAGACTCATCAGTTATTGGAATTCTTGAAGATGTTCTTGGGTCTGTTACCGTTGAAACATTTCGCATCTTAGTGACAGCATCTTTAACTCTAGCATCAGTTTCTGCAACTGCCTCATATGATTCACGAATAAGCTGATCCAGTTGCTCAGATGTTATCTCAGCTTCATCGCTTAAGCCAGAGAATCCTTCCTGAATCTTTTTTGTTATTTTTTGATTTACACTAGCAAATTCTTGCATTGACATTACCGCAGGCTTATTTCCTTGTGGTTCAGTTAAAAGTCTTTGAAGCTCTATGTCTCTTACTGGGGCATATGTACTTGAAGTTAGGTTTGATCTTACCTTTCCAACATTTGCTTTGCCCTTATAGAACATGTCTTGGTTAATTTCTCTGAGCTGGGCAACAACATTATTGTCAAAAGCTGTAAAAGATCTTGTTAATCCGTCTGAGAATGATCCAACCATTTCTCTAATCTTGTTGGCAGACGAAGACATATCTCCTTCAACCATATCCAAAAGCTGTTGTCCAGTTAAGTAATTCTTTCCTCCAAAGTGAGATGCATCGTATCCACCTGGAACCTTTACTGATCTCCAGGTTCCTTCTTTTTTGCGACCACGAGGACCTGCTACTTGAATTCCTTCATCGCCAGAAGCAAACTTAGGAAGTTGGCCAGACACTAAAGCACTAACAACTTGTGGGTGTTGTCTAACTACTGCTGCTGGAATAATTGCTTCACCGTTAGAAACTCTTGCAAGTATTGAATCCGATGTTCCTGTTCCTGGACCACGAACGATTACTCCATCGCTTCCGTTGGCAAAACCTGGAAGCTTTGGTGTCTTCATCATTCCAGGATTGAGTGTGGCAAACTTAGTTGCTGCAAGCAAAGCTTGTTCATAGGCAGTGCGAAGTTGATTAACTACACTAGCTTCAGCAGAGAACTGCTGAGTAAGTCTTGCATGAGACTGCTCAAGTGAATGAGCTGCTGCAGCTGCTTCTAGCTGCTCATTTGTCAAGTACTGTGTTTGCTCTCCAAGATTTTGACTTTGGCCAGTTAATCTTTGGTATCCATTTCTTAGGGTCATGAACAATTTAATTATGTTTGCAACACCATTAGCAAGCAGACCAAATGTCATAAGTAAAATTGGGCCTAGGCCACCAATGACACCAACAGTGATAGCAATAAACTTTTTTGTTCCATCCGACAAGCTATTAAACTTCTCTAATACGTTACTAACAAATTCAAGAATTGGAGCAACAGCATTCATGAACACTTCTCCAACTGGTGCAAGAGAAGCCTTAAGTTTTGCAACTGCTCCTTGGAACTTTACCAATGCAGACTCTGCTGTAGTTCCTAATTCTTTTTCTGTTAAGCTTGCAAGGTTAGAGGCAGACTGACTTGCTAAGTCAAGCACTCTAGATGCTTGAGTTCCTTGCTGCGTTACGTTATTTAATAATGTAGAAATACGGGCAAATTGGAACTTTCCAAACATTGTCTCAATTGCTCTTGCTCTTGACAATGGATCTAGCTTGTCTAGTTCTTGTGCAAATTCAACTACAGTCTTTTTTAGGTTTCCCGCATTTTTTGTAACAATAGCATCAATGTTAATGCCCATGCTTCCAAGCATTGCAGTTGCTTTGTTTGTTGGATTAATTAAAGAAGCAAGGCCAGACTTGAGTGCGTTTGCACCTTCTGATGCATTAATTCCTCCTTCTTTCATTGCAGTAAGGAAGAACGCTAAATCTTTTACATCTCCACCAAGTGACTGGATAACGGGGGCTACCTTTGGAATGGCAGTTGTAATGTCGTCAAGGGATGTAACAGTTTGGTTTTCTACTGCGTTAAGGAAGTCAATAGTTGTAGCAAGTTCTGTTGAGGAAATCTTAAATGCATTTTGTAAAGAAATAGTTGTTTCTAGGGCTTGCTGTTGTTCAATCTGTCCAAGAACTGCTAGCTTTGTTGCTGCTTCTGTCTGTGCTATCAAATCAGCGTTTTTAAAGCCTGCTGCAGCCGCTGCAGAGGCCACACCTACGGTCTTTGCTACTTCAACACCATACTTAGTGTAGCCGTCTGCAAGGGCTCTGATGCCTTCTAAAGCCTTGTCTGTTTCCTGTGAGCTTGTTCCTAAATCGCCGTAAACTTTTTTAAATTTTATGACTTCTGTCTCAAGGTCCTTGAATGCTTTAGATGCAGCTGATCCAAAAGCTGCAAGTGGTAATGTAAAACCAACCATAAGCTGACGACCAGCCCACTGTGTATTTTTACCAAAGTTGAGAAGCTGTGTAGATCCTTGTCTCATCAGCTGATTAAATAGTGCTTGTTTTTGAGCTGCAATCTGGGTCTGTGTTGCTAGGCTTTCCATGTCAAGAACTAGAGGTCTGACTGCGATTGCCTTCATTGCTCCATTAGCATCACGACCAAGCTTAATATACTGAGTCTGTAGTGTCTTTACACGTTCTACAGCTACCTTGTTAAGTGTATCAAGTTCAGACTTAAAGCTTTTTCCAAAAGTTTTAGTTGATGCTCCAGCATACCTAAAATATTCTCGCATTGAAAGCTTGTTGCCTTCAAGAGCTTTAGTAAATGATTCTGCTGTTGTGTTAACAGTACGAAGCTCTGCAGAAAAGGCACCAATAGAGTTAATGCTATTGATGAGGTTTTTCTGCAGAGACTTCTGTGCTAATGCTGCTGCTTCATTTGATTTAGCTATAGCAAGATTAAACTCAGAGATTTTTCTCTGTAAGGTTTTTAACTCAGCTAAAGCCTGTGAGGAATCAATGTTTACGCCAATATTAGCATTAACGTCAGACACTGATTTTCACCTCATTTGCTATATTATATTGTTAGATTAAATTGCTACTGGTGAACCAGATGCTGCTTCAATAATCTTGTAAACTGTAGGAAGATCTAGGATCTCCTCAAGTGCAGCCTTGTCCTTTGACAATTCTGGCTTGTACTGCTCCATTGCGATAAGTACACAATCAATCAATAAATTCATTGACTTGTCATTATCTTCCGCCACTGCTGCAACCTTCTCAAACGTCTTCATAAACTTACGAAGAAGAGAAATTTTGAGAGGACGAACCTGAATCTCTGTACCATCCATAAGTGTTACAGTTTCAGCTTCATGTATAGTTGTTGCCATTGTTCCTCCTGTTATATTGTATTAATTATAGCATAAGAGATGGATCACGGCTGTCATCATAATCAAGACCTAACCCTATCCCAAAGCCATTTTTCTGGGCATTTACCCCTTGTAATGATAGTATATCATTACTATCCCTAGTTGCGCCACCAGAAAATACTCTTGCCTTCATGTCTTCCCATTCCTTCTGTCCTTTTTCTTCGTTTTCATCAAGATCTACCCCTTGAATAGCTGCAAGAAATTTTTTCTCTGAATAATCTAACTCTCTTTTACTTTCTAGCGTGACTAATAGTTCTGGCATAGATAAAGATTTTTCAAGTTCATCATAGTCTTTCCATATGCCCAGCAAAAATACTTCTGCTTCCAGCTTTGCTAAATCTAGTGTGTCCCAAGTGGGTGCCTGAGAGTTTTCTGATGATGGTTTTTTATCCTGTTTTTGTTCTTCTGTTTTGTCGCTGCCATTTAGTTTGATTCCCGCACCAAAATTTAAAACATCATATATTTGTTCCATTATTAGATTATCTTCAATATCTATAATGCTTGCTGATATTTTTGGACAGTATTGCTTCATGGCAATCCTTGTGCACTCAACTAAGACAGCAATGGTCTTGTCAGTCTCATCTGCCTCTGTCATACCCTGAAAAGCATCCATTAACTCACGAAGATACTTTATCTTAAGTGGCAAGATTTCTATTTCTGTGCCATCCATGAGTGTAATAAATTTATTTTTATATACTGTTGTTGCCATACTCTTTAATTCTACCATAAAAGCAACAAGGCCCACCTCAAAAAGAAGTGGGCCAAGTTACGCTATATTAAATTATGAAGCTGGTGAGAAGGTACGATCTACGATCTTACCGTATGAACCAGATGTGTCTTCTGGAAGAAGACGGAATGTAACAGCGAACTCTGATGGTGTATCACGCTTAGCAGATACTGTAACGTTGTCAATTGACAATGCACGGTATGCTGTGTAAACACGCTCAACAGTTGCTGAATCAACGCAGTCACCTGTTCCAGGACCAACTGCAACGATTCCACGCTCTACTGGACATTCTCCAATGTCTCCTGCAGAAAGGTCAAGTGCACGACCTGCTGAAGTTGACTTTGTTCCTGAGAGCTTTGTGTCTGAATAAGCAAGTGAGAGAAGAAGATTCTCAAGTGTTGCTTCTGCAAAGCTTGTCTTGAGATCAACCTTCATACCCTGCTTGTAAAGCTTGGCAGCATCAAGGACCTGATCAACCATAACTTCACCAAAATCTGGCTGGAAGTTAAGTTCAAGACCGTTCATTGTGTAACCAACGTTTGTGTAGTCAGCGTCATCTGAGAGTGTATCACGGAATGACTCTGCTCCGTCAAAAGCTGCCAATGAATTAGCATCTAGGGTTGTGTCTGCAATAAAAAGTGCAGCTGCTCCAACGATAATGTTGGTAGAAGTACCACGACTGTATGCCATATTTTTCACCTCTTTCTAAATAGTTAAAATGTTTGGCGTTGTTTCCTCAAGGTAAGTATAACAGTCTTTTTAAGTATAATATGGGTTGACCACATGGTAGTCATACTCAACGATTATCTTATTTCTGAAGATTGTTCTTACTGAGGCAAGGTCCAGAAGATCTCTTGTTTCATTGATCTGATATACCCTAAAGTTATGGAAATATACATTTTGAACAGACGATCCCCCATCTAAAACTGGGTTTTTGGCTATCCAAGCATTTACGTCCTCTGCAGATGCATCCATTCTGTCCAGGGCCTCAGAAATGACCCTATGAGCCCCTAGAACCTTGTCAAGGCTGGTTGAGTGGATGGTATAGATAACCTGTTCTCTTTTCCTCATATAAAATGGGCTAGGGTTTACTCTAAGCATTCTATCGTACACGATCATGAGTGGGTCTGGGTATGCGTTACCCTCTAAGATATTATTATAAAGTTCATCTATATTTGAGGGTGTTACAGCTATAAATGGTGAATCAGTTACACCGCTGCCAATGATCCCAAAGTCTTTAAACTGTTGCTGAAGGTATCCATTAATAAATAATGGGGGAAATCCAGTTTGCGAAATATCTACCATAGTCCTATTCTACACCAATCCTTGCTCCTGTTATCCATCTAAATCCTACCTCATACCCTGCTGACCTACCTCTTCTTGATCCAGAGGCTAGGTTATTTTTATATGCCGTTGGTTTTTGCAAATATTCGTAAAGTCCAGAGGATCTTAAAAATGCTTGGGTAAAGTAGGACTTAAAGAATTCATCTATAACATCCTTAAAAGATCCTTCAACGTAATCTCCTCCAGGGTTATCTATCGTTACTTCTTTTTTTGTAAAAACCTGTTCTCCATTTATATCAAAAGATAAAACCGTTGAATTTTTTGGTTTAATAATTATAGTCTGTCCAGATTCCATTACTCTTGCTTTATCTACAAATGGCTCATTTGAATTATAGGACAGTGTGCTAGACTGAGTAAATGTTGCATTAATTGCTATTCCGTTACGAGTTGCTGTTGACTGTATATCAAATAGTCTTGCTGATGCATTTCCAGTTTTGTACCACTCATAAACATGGTGCAAAGATTTTGGATCTGTTCTAGCCTGCGAGTCAATATATGACTGCAAAACTGTAACTATTCCTTTTCCCAGGTTATCCAAAAATGTAAGTTTTCCAGCCTGCATTCCATCCAAAAAACCAAAAGAGTATGCTGTAATGTTTAATAATTTCTTTTCAAAAGCTTTAGCATCAAATACCAGCCTCATTAGTCACCTACAGACTGATTTTCAGACTTTCGCCAAAGCATCTGATAAAACTCAATAGTTTGAAGCCCACCAATGAAAGGCTCAAGGCTTGCAATTTCATAGATTGTTCCTCTACCGTTTCTTGGTCCAGCTGTTTCTTTATGGACTAGCTCTCCGTTTGGAAATCTAATATTTGTTATCAAAATATTTGTTATTGCATTATTTTCTTCATGCGATGAAACTCTTGGGTCTTTTCTTGTACGAGCAGTTAGCTTTCCTTCGTGCTGAAGAAATACTGCTGGCTGAACATCTTGAATTGCTTTTCTAGTTAATGGCTCAGCATTTACTGCAATAGTTCTATCAAGAACCCACTCTTTTTTTGCTTGACCGTAAGTACTTTGAGTTACTATTGGGTAATATACATCAGCAAGTAGTGGATAAATAAAGTCAGTTGAATCGCAACTCATTACAACATCCCAGGGGTTCTTAGATTTGTAATATATTTATCAAGGATAATATCAACAAGAATATTTCCTGTTCCAAAGAATTTAGATGGATCATATTTAATTTTAAACTGATCTGTTTCATAGTCTGTTACGTATGCTTTATAGTGATCAATCTTTCCACAGGCAATATCATCAATTAACATTTTTACTGCATCACGCACATCATTAGGAATAACTTTATATCCTGCTTCGTACACAAAGATATAGTCATATCCTTCTGGGAATGACACTGATTGATTTCTTGTGTTTAACCATGCATTGTCAAAGTTTTCATACGGAGCGTATGCATAGAATGAATCAGACCCAGCATAAGGATACTTTGTTGGCTTTCTTTCTGCACGGTTTTGCGTATCTGTGTATGCTGCATCAATAGGAACCTTAATAATTGAAGATCTATCTTTTGTTACCATAAATGTGTAATCAGTTAGGTAAGGTGGGGTCTGTGTATTGTCATAAACCTTTACCCCGTTTTCCCATACTTCTGAAATATCATAAATGGTTTCCCATACAGGCATGTAGTCTGTTCCTTGCCCTACTACTTCAAGAACCTTTTTCTCAAAAGTAAATCCACGACTAATGAGAGAATCAACAATAGCTCTAGCAATTCTTTCATTGTATTGTGCCGTTGCTATTTCTGTTGCTGTTGTACCAAGAGTTCTTGGGTCAACGTAAGGACGAATAATGCTTAAAATATCTTCTACGAGAATATGCTCTTCTGAATCATCGTTAATCTCATAAATAGATACAGCGTAGTCATGATCAAACTTAACAAAGTCTCCAGTCAAAGTAAATGTAATCTGTGAGTTCTCATCAGAGGTTAGTGTTTCAGATGCTTCAACAGTCTTTGGAGCGTTCTCAATTGTAAAAAGGTAGTCAGTATCTGGCTCTGGAACATCATACTTAACTTCAATAGGGAATGGTGGTAGTCGTAGTACTATCATTAGTTTTTACCGTAATATGTAGCAACTTCACTTGGAGTCGCTATGCGAACTGCCCTGTGAGTTGTCCATTTTTCGGATGCCTCCTTGGTCACTATGTTATACCCCTTTTTTAATTCTCCCAAACCATTCCAGAATAAGCTCTTCTGAGAATAGACAGCAACTTTTTCATTTTTGTCTATGACTGGCTCTGTAATCTTTTCTGGTGTCCATGTTTTAATTATCTCAAGTATTTCTATTTTTTTTGTTGCACCAAGGAGGTCTATATTGTTCTTCTTTGCAAAAGATTTAATTTCCATTACGGTTTTTGTTGATAACTCATCAATATTTAGCATGTAATCCTCCTATGACATTATACCAGAATTAACGTCTTTTACTTCTTCCAAAATTATTTTGTGCTGGCAATCTAATGCCATTTGGTGTTCCCGATGGCCTGACTGAATTTGGTCCAAATTCTCCAAAGTTTGCCCCATCAATATTTCCTAAAGTATTTGTTTGCAAACCACCTGGACCCATAACAATAACTCCTGGTGTACCCAATGAAGCAAAAGCACCTGACCCATTGTGTGAATGGTTTGCTGGTTGTTCTCCTGGATATGACATATATTCTCCTTAGAAAGGACTAAAGGAGGGTAGCTATTACACTACCCTCCCAAGTCAAGGATGAGTCAGATTATGAATCTGATGCTACATCTGCGTAAGCAACTGCATCAAGCTCTTCCCACTGAATACCGAAGCGGACGAATACTGTGTACTCAATTGTGTCCTTCTTTGGCTGGTAGAAGCGGTTTACAGTGATATCACGCTGGAATCCCCATACACGGTTCTGTGGGAATGTAATATCTACATATCCTGCAGGGTAGTAAGGAACTTCCTGAACCTCAACACCGAGAACACGTGTTGTACGTGCTCCACCGAATGTCTGGCCCTGACCATCAAGGTATGCCTGACGGTTTGCAGGTGTACCTGCTGGTGTACCAGCAAATGCTTCTGCGATTGCGTCTGCAAGTGTACCGTTATGCTTTACGATACCCTGGAATGCGTCTGTACCTGCGTAGAACTTAAGGTTATTCTTAAGTGCACGATACTTACGTGGCATTGCGAGGATAAGGTCCTGCATTACAGTTGGTGTCCAAGCGTTATCAGCAACTGTCACGATTGACTCGTGAGCAACGTCGTCTGAAGTAGCCTTGTGGATAAAACCTTCCATGATTGAAAGGAATGCACCTGTTGAACCGTCACCGTTGATAGCAAGATCTTCAATGTCGTTAGCAAAAGCAGTTGTCATAAGACGAACTAAGTGGTCTTCAAGAGCTCCACCCTCAAGGTTATCCTCAAGTGCTTCTGTTGAGACTTCCCAATCAAGACGAATCTTCTTTGTTGTAAGTTCAACCTTTGTAAATGTTGCGCCTGCATTTGTGAATGTAGGGTCTGCCTGTGCTGCTGCACGAATTACACGCTCACCAACGTTAACCTTTTCAAGTTCCATTGTGTTAGCTCTCATTGTAACTCTACGTCCATCTTTAGCGAGAACAGTAGCATCCCACACATAATCAATGAAGCGGCGAGCCTGCTCAGGTAGCAAGATTCCACCAGGTGTTCCTGATGGAGATACAGAGTTAGCTCCGAAAGAGCCAAAGTTTGCTGTATCAATGTTACCCAATGTTCCTTCACGGCCATTGACTACAATAGCTGCGTCTGAAGCTCCTCCTGAAGCAAATGCACCATCACCTGCGTGGTTGTGGCTTACTGTTGGAGAACCTGGGTAGTTCTTTACGATATCTTCTGACATATTGTTCACCTCCTAGTGATTTTTATGTTAGTTGTATAGGTCGGATGATTTGAGGAAACGTCCGCCCCATAGGGATTTTTGAACCATTACTGGTTCCTGCACGATCTCGCCAAGATCGCCAGACTTGCGGAAAGCTGTATCCAGTTCAACTGCATCTACTCGCTTTCCAATTTCATTAAAGGTTCCCTTGATCTGATTTACATCAGTCGTTGTGGCATCAAGAGATTTCTTCAAATCAGCAACTTCATCACTAAGTGATTTTAGTGTTGCTGCTAGATCGCCAAAGGCATTAGTAACAGAGTCCTTGAGTTCTGTAACTGCAGCTGCAATTACTTCGTCAGATTTTTCAGCAATTTCTGCTTCTGGATTCTGTACATCATCTTCTTCCGAAGATGTAGCACTATCAGCAACTTCATCAGACTTTTCAGCTTCAACTGCAGGAGCTTCTTCAACTACTACTGTTTCAACTGGAGCTTCTGCTTCTGTTGCTGGCTGTGCCTCTGGAGCGACCTCAACTGATTCAACTACTGCTTCTGCTGGTGCTTCTGTTGCTTCTGCAACTGGAGCCTCAACAACTGCTGTTGTTTCTTCTGTCATAGGACTTACCTCCTTTGTAATCTTAGATGTATTAATGCCTTTAGCACTATCAACTAAGAACTTTATCATTGTGGTTTTTTCTGCATCATTCTTTTCTACAAAACCAATGTTTTTCATTTCATTGCCAGAGACTGGGCTAACATGAGACTCTTCTTCTGAAGTAAGAACAATCCCATTTTCTGCATCATAGAATACATTCTCAATAACAGTATCAACACCGTCACCCTTAATTGTATCTACTCCGTCAACCTTTTCAACTGACATAATGCTTGCAAACTGATTTGCTGGGGAATCTACAAGACTCAACTCAACAAGATCATAGTCTTTAATAATTCTAATTGTGGAATCTGACTTCTCATCATAGGCATCGTCCCACTTGTTCATTCGTCCCCCAATAGAAAAACCAGTGTATGTTCCGTCAAGAACTTTTTCCCAGGCATCCTGTGCTCCCTTAGAAATGTATGTAGAAACATAAACACCCTTGTAGAACTTCTTTGACTCTGGATCAAAATATTTTTCTTCTTTAAAGTTAATCATCTTGCCAACAGCAATTGGCTGATGCATCTCTCTAATGTTACCACGAAACTTTGCAAACGCTGCCATTGACGCTTCTGTTGTCACAATATCGTTTTGCTTGTCTAAATTATCAAGTGATGCAAAGCCTGAGACAATGCGTCTTTCTTGGTCTACTTTTCCAAAGGGCATTGAAAGGCGAAGCTTGTCGCCGTCAGTGCTCCAGTGTGCCTTAGATATAGTCATTTCGGTTTAATTATACCCTACTTTTTTTAGATTGTGATGTGTTTTCACGATCTGTTCCATACCAGGGATCATTTTGAGGAATCATAGCTTCAATGGCTGCTTCAAAACGTTCTGGTGACAGCTTAAAAAACTTGTCTGCCAGAAGAACGTCCTTGTCTCCTTTGTGTCCAAGGTGCACAAACAGTAGATCTAGAAAATCATTTTCATCGGAGGAAGGGTAGTCAGGTCTTGAGTGATGGTCCAGTTCACCCTTTAAAAATACAACAGAATTTGGTGAACTTGGGAAAACTTGATCTTCCACAATCAGTGGCCAATCTATGCTTCCACCAACCCCAATGTCCAAAATATAGGTGCAATATAGCCTATCTAAATGATTTACTAAAAATGGAATTTCTCCATTTTGAATCTGGTATCTAATAACCTGAGCATAAACAACTGCAAGATTTTCTAGTCCAGTTTCTTCTTCTGCTTTTTTAACGATAGACTCTTCAATATCTTCTGGTAGACGTGTTATAACATAATATCTACCCATCTCATCTGAGTACTTTTTATGTTTGGCTTTTTCAAGCTGTTCTTTATGAAAAATTTTGATTTTTTCAAATACATCTTCACTAAAAACATCTGTTTTGTATGTAGAAATCATTAGCTTGTTGACCTTCCTTCGCCCTTTGGATTTCTTCCAGTTACTGTGGCTGTGCTATCTGAAGAATTATTTGTTCTTTCTGTGTCCCGCTCTCTATTTGAGTTTGCGTCAGAAATCTCTTTTGAATTAAGAGCCAATGGCTCATCTCCATGCTCTGCCTGTGGAAGGTTAAGTATGTCACGAGCCTCATTTGGAAGCATGATCTGCGACTTAACATACTTCTCAAGAATCTGTGCTTGAGCAATTTCATCTGTAAGAGTAAGTTCGTTAAATCTAAACTCAAGAACATCTGTTTGTTCCTTGATAATTTTGCTAATTACCTTTTCAAGATATTCTTGTTCTGGGCGAGCAAACTGCTCCTTAAAAGTTCTGTCTTGAGCAAGTGCTGCTGCAATAGCACCTGAATCAGATCCACCAAGCTTTGAAATTGGAACTTGATGAGCAACAAGAATATCGTCACGATTTTGTTTACGGTATTCTTTAAAAGAGCCTTCTTGAATTCCGTTTTCAACAGCTTCCATCTTAAACTCAACCTTGGAATGATCATTATCTCCAGGAAGTGGGATGTAAAGTGTTCTGTGTGACTGTGATTTAAGACCAGTCTGCAAGAATCTAAACATCTTGTCTTCTGCATCGGCAGAAAGTTTTGCACCCTTTAATGTAACAACATAGCGTGGCACGGCCTTATTTTCAAAGTAATCAATATTGTACTGAACGGCAAGCTGATCACCAATGAGTGATGGTAATGCTGCAACTACATCTGGTACTCCATAATATGTATTTAGTGGAGAGTATGACTTGATATGAATAATCTCGTTAGGACGGTTATCTCCTGTAAGAGGGTTTGGATTTGTTGCACCAAAGTTTCTAAAATAAATTACCTTTGGCCCTATGATCTGAACAAACCCATCACGAATACGACGAACACGCATTGTTGCAGATGGTATATGTCCAATGTACCCTATCTCACCAGATACAGTTCTTCCCACCTCAATGTAACCATTTCCAGTAGCTTGAACATCTGTGTAAACTTTTTCCATTGTTTTTGTAAAAGAATCGTCATCATTTAATGACTCAAGCCAATTACGAAGATTTAGCTTTCCTCTTTCAATTCTGTTTCGTGCTCTTTTTACTGCTTCCGAATCTTCTTTGTTTTCTAGGCTTAGCAACGTACCGTCAGATATCTCAAAGCGGTAGCCAAGACCAACAACGTTAGCTACCTTAGCATCAATTGCTGCGTGATTTGCAAACGAAGTATCATAAAAATTAGCAAGTTCGTAAATGTTGTAGGGTGGTGTAATAACATCAAACAGTCCGTATCCGTTACGATAAACAAGGCCTGGGTTAATTGCTTTTGATCCAGTATCCTCTTTACCCTTTGGATCTGCACTGGCAGATGCCAGATACTGAGGACTTAGCAAATTCATGTTTGCGTTTGTTGCAAGATAACCATCATTGGTCATTGCTTTGTTTACTTGACGAGTTGTACGACGCTTGAATGAGTCAGCAATACCGTTATATGACTTTAGCTCGTCCCATGACTTGTTGAATGGGTCCTGTGCTTTAAACTGATTCTCTGGCTCTTCTTGTGTATTTAGTGCTGCCTGAATTGTTTCATAACCATAATCACTCATCAAATGCATCCTTACCTGAAACATTAAGTGTCTGCTGTGCTGCATGCCATGCACCAAGGTCGTTCATAGAAGGAATAAGTCCAGACTTCATTCTGTCCATTTGTTCCGAATGCTCTTCGTCTGTAATTCTTGTAAGCCCTGGAACAAAAACAGCTTCACCATCTCCTGGATCACCATAGTGGATTGCTGCCTGCTTTAGCTCTGCAATCTTGGCTATATCATTTCTTACTGACTCAATATTTAAAACGTTTCCTTCTCCATCAGTAAAATACTTACCATTAGATTTTTTATATACATAAAGTCCCCAGTTATATTTTTTCTCAATAACCTGTCTACGTACATTTTTGACAATTGACTCCCCAGTTCTTGGGTCTTTTAGTGTATTCATGTCCATGCTCATACCATAAGTATAGCATATCTTGATAAACCGTGACACGTAAAAGCCATATCTAGCAATCTTTTGCAACATCAATACAATGTTATAATATAAAAATGACAAGAGATCACTTTAACAAGATGATGCATAGCCCATACTTTCAGTCTGCCCACTACAGAGACGAAACAGTTGGTGGTCAAATGGAACAAAAGTTTGAGCGCATGATAGAAAAAATGCTAAAAAAGATTAATCCCTTTAAGAAAAATAAAGATTAAATCTTAATCATGCATGAGTCTGTTGTGCAGTAAGCTTCACCTTCAGCTTCAAGGTTTTCTGCCCCATCATAAATAGCAGACCAATCAATAGTTTTAATCTGTCCAATATAAGAGTTATACTCTTCACGAGTAATCTCTGTATAAGGTTGCTGAGGATAAGTCTTATTTCCCATTGGAAGGAATGAAACTGCCTTTAGCTGTCCCTCATACATATTAAGAGCTGGTGCAACAAACTTCTTCTCTTCTTCCTTGTCAAATGAAAGTGTTACAGAAACACCATTATCTGACCAGTACTTCTGAGCAGTTGCTGCAAGACCAATCTTTTCAAATAGGCTTACCTGCTTTTCAGAACGCTTATGTCCTGATGCAACTGGGAAGTATACTACCTGTGTGTTTGCTGATACTAGATCTGGTTCAACCTTGTACCCCGCTGCTTTAAACAAGTGAAGCATTGGATCTTGATCGCCAAAGCGAATAGCACGAAGGTAGAATTCTCCACCAGGTCCCCAGTGAACTCCAGGAGTTGCACCAGAGAGGAGAGAAACAGAGCCTGAAGGCTTAACGGTTGTTACACGAACTGATTCACGAACACAGAGCCACTCTGAATATTGATGGTCATACTTACGAATTGTGTTGTAACCTTCGTCCATCCATTCACGAGTTGTTGGAAGGCCGTGCTCATCAGCAAATGCAGCGATACCTGTAAGAGATGTTCCGATACGACGGTTTCTCTGCATGATACCGTTTGTCTGCTGCCAGTGTGTTGGCATAAGAGTTACAGTCTTTCCATAAAGGTATGCAAACTTCAATGTCTTAAGGAAGTCCTCCTTGGATTCATGTCGGTTTAAGTGAACTTCTACAAGAGTACAAAGTTCATACGACTCCAATGGCTGCTCCGCACAAGGATTGAAGCCCATAATGCGAGTGTCCTTATAATCAGGAGCATCAGCAAGACGGCCATAATTACGTGCAACATCAAGCCAGATGAATCCTGGTTCTCCGTTGTCAGCAATTAAATCTACATAGTCTTCATACTTTGTTCCAACTTCAGCAGCGATTGAGTTATTACTCATCCATGCCCAGCCTGGATTTTCTGGATCATATGAGTTGCGCTCTGGGAATACTTCTGGATTCTTAAGATTAATGAACCCTTCATCTTCTGGAGTACCCAAAGCAAGTGTTGCAGAACGACGAACATTTCCAGAAACAACACATGTTCCAATAAGGTTAATAATATCTACAATTGCACGGCTGTCAAGCATTTCTCCTGCTCTAGAGCCAATCACATTGCGAATGCGTGTATGGAGATCAATAAGTGGTGCTGGACCGCTGGCAACGCCTCCAAAGCCCTTAATTGGGGCTCCTAGAGGACGGATAAGGTCATAGTTAAACTCCTGGATAGACTGATTCTGACGAAGGAATGAGTTAATTAAAAGGCGAACTGATTCTACCCATCCTTCACGAGTATCTGGCACTTCATAAATTGATACTGGCTCTGTTGGAGCATATATAGGCATCTGCTTGTCTTGTCCAAGGGTATCAAAACCAACACCAATACCAAGCATCAAAGCATCCATTACCCAAGCAAATAGAGCTCCTGGATCATTGCGATCAATGTCACGAGTAGACACCATTGCACAGTTTTGGAGAGAAGCAGAGTTACGCTTCTCCATAGTCATTGGAGTTCCGAATGCCCATAGTCCTCGTCCTGGAGGAGTCCACTTAAGCTCAAACATTCTTTGGAATGCTTCTTGAGCAGACTTCTGAGCCTTATTGTCATTCCATGGGAGTCTATTATCCTTGGCATGGTTCTTCTGTACTGAGTACATACCCTCAATTACACGGCGACAAACTTCATGCCAACGCTCCTTCGTGCCATCTTCCTTAACACGTGAATAGGTACGAATAAATGTGATTTCTCCTAAGGAGTTTGATCCTGCATCAGAAAATCCGAATGGAGCTGGCATTGCCTGATATTTATTTACAAAGTCTTCTGACAAACGAAACGAAAAAACACTATCTAACATTTATTTACCTTTCATAGCAAAGTTTAATTGGAGTACTTCAACTTTTTTGAAGTAGTGCTTAAGTATATCACAGATTTAAAAGAAAAACACGCTCACTGGGAGCGTGTTAATCTAAAGTATAGAGTTAGTACTCTATTTTTTTGTAAGTACTATGCTGTTAGATCTCCAACTAGAACCCAAGTATTAGCTGCACGCTTTCTAAGAGTTGCACCTGCCCACTGTGTTCTAAGCTTAAGTCCTGGAGTTGCGTTAATTGTAACTCCGCTTCCTGCTACTACGGTTGTTTGTCCTGAGCCTACCTGAAGAATATCAATTTGAGTTCCGATTGGGAAGTCTATTGAAGAATCTGGGTCAACAGTTATTGTATTAGCTGAACCAATGTTCATTTCAACTGTCTTATCCTTATCTGTCAAAGCGACTGTATATGATGAAGTCTGTACATTAACAGTAACTATTGATGATAGCTTTGAGTCAAGCTGTGACTGAACTCCTGAAGTAACACCATTTAGATACTGAAGCTCTGTATTTGATACATCTCCGATAGTCGCTGATGATGCTTCAAATGCTCCAACTGCCAGTGCATCAAGTGATCCTTGAGCAAAGTTAATGGTATTTGTTGGCTCATCTATGACACCTGTAAAAATCTTCCACTTGCCATCGGATGCATCACGAGCAATACCTGTGTGCTGATATGTACCATCGTTAAAGTTACCAACAAAACCTAGGTCATTAATATTAGCAGTATTGCCTTCTCCAAGATAAATGATAGGGTCTTCAATTACAAGTTCATTATAATTGATTTGTGTGCCTGTACCACTGAAGGTAAGTGCTCCACCGATTTCAATATCATCAACTGTTGTGAGACCTGTGAATGTTGGAGCTGCAAGATTTGCCTTCAGGTCAAGTGCTGCATCTACATCAGCTGTTAAGGCTAATGCTGAAGTATCTGCAATACCATGAACACCTGTTGTATCTGAAGCATGTGATGAAAGGTCTGTTGACTTGGCATCAAGCTGAGTCTGGATTGATGATGTTACACCATTAAGGTATCCAATTTCTGTATCAGAGACATTTGTAACACGCTCCTGAATAACAGATGTATTTACAGCAATTTCTCCTGTAGCATCTGTGTATGTAAGACCTGTCCCAACTGCATTTCCAACAGCGTCCTGTGCACGCTCATCTGTAAAGTAGAGGTGGTTTGTTCCTTCTGCAAGATCATCTGTGTCAGAGTCTGCAACACCATTTTCAGCTGCTATAGTAAGACCATTCTCATCTCCTGTGATAGAGATATCTGTCTTAGTAGCAGACACAAGAAGGTTTGTCACAAATGACTTAGTGGCAAGAGCTGCTGTATCTGAAATACCATGAACGGATGTTGTTTCTGAATTATGTGTTGAGATTGCGCTATCTACAGAGCTTCCTGTAGCAAGATCTGCAGTATTTGCAATTCCGTGTACGCTTGTAGTATCTGATGAGTGTGATCCAATTTCCTGATCAACATATGACACTGTTGCTACTGTTGCATCAATATCAAACTGCTCTGTATCACCGTTCCAGGAAATACCTTCTCCAGCTAGGCTTGACTGATCTACTGTAGAGTTACCAAGCGCTGTATCAACATATTCCATTGTTGCTAGAGCTGCCATATCTGTTATACCGTGAACATTTGTAGTTAGGATAGCGTGGTCTGCGATTACCTGCTCAACATCACCGATCATAGTGGTGATATTTGTTGCAAAGTCAGCGTCGTCGCCTAGGGCTGCTGCAAGCTCATTTAGTGTGTCAAGTGCTGCAGGTGCACCAGCAATGAGGTCTTCAATTGCTGTAATTGCAGATTCTGCATCTGTAAAGTATGTGAGGTCAACCCAGTGGTTAACTCCATCACCAATCTTAAACTTGTTAGTGTCTGACTCAAAGCCAATTTCACCAGCAGCAAGGATCGGTCCGTTACCTGAGTTTGTAGAGATCCACTGGGCTGCAGTGCCTCTACGCTGTTGCATTCTTGTTGACATTTATTTCCTCCGTTGGTGTCTTGTAGTATTATATCAGATATTAATTGAATGGATCTGTAGGATTACCGCCATCAAATGTGCCATCTGGTGTGGTTATGCTATAGAGTCCGCCATCAACTGTAACTGAAAAAATTGCATCATAGTACCCTGCATCCTGGAACACCGTAACGATAAGTCCAGTGCCATCAATAGATGTATCATGAATGTGTTGTCTGAGATTATAGGTATCTTCAAATGTTGCAATCATGATCCATTCGGATGCATCTGAAGAATAAACTGAAAGGTGACGTGTTACTGTATCAAAATAAAATTGTCCATCAACAGGGTTCTCTGGTGTTGTAGCCTCTGTTGGAATTACTACTGATGTAAATTTACCATCTACATACTCTTTAGTTGCTGCATGAGCATTTTCTGTAGGTGTTCCTACTTCAACTGCCCCGCCAAAAGATCCACCAAGGGCAACGACAAGCCCATTCTTTACTTTAAAGTCTTTATCAATCGTTGCCACTTAGTTTCTCCTTTTTACTTTTAGTGGGGGATTTTGAAAGGATCCCCCGAACCTTTAGTTAATTAGTCTGCCCAAGAGAGCATTGTTGCTGCTGCGATAATCTCTACGTTGTCTACTAAAGTAGTTGCTGTCAGATTGTAGTTGTTCAAAACCTGTGCTGCAGAGAATGAAGCAAGGTTGTTTGTATGTGTACAGATTGTTCCATATTCTGTGATGGCAATGTTATTGTTACCGTCAATTGTCATCAGAACCTCTGTTAACTGTGAATGCTTTGTTCCAGCAACTTGTCCTACTACACGAATAAGGTATTTTGCTGACTCAAACCCATTGTTTAATGAGTGAACATTTACTGTTGAAGCAGTGCTTACAACCTGATGTGTTGCTTCTTCCTTACGGAATGTGTCAATCTGTACTGAGTTTGGAGTAATATCTGCATTATCTACCGCATCAATTACACGAGTGTTTGTGAAGTAAAGATTATCTTCACCCTCAACAAGATCATCAGTTGTAGAATCTGCTACACCGTTTTCTGCTTCAATGATGAGTCCGCCAGGACCTTCAGTGATTGAGATATTTGTTGTTGCAGCATTAACAAGAAGATCTGTTGCTGAAGACTTAGCACGACCATCTGTGAAGTAAAGGTTGCTGACACCCTCTTCAATATCGTCTGTGTCAAGTCCACCTGCTAGAGTATCTGCATAATCCTTTGCATTTTGCTCTGCTGTATTAGCATAGCCCTGTGCAGTTGTAAGAGCAGTAGTAATTTCTCCGTCTGTGTAGCTGTTTGCATCTGATTCTGCAGCATCTGCATAACCCTGAGCAGTTGTAAGAGCAGTTGTAATCTCTCCATCTGTGTAAGAGTTGGCGTTTGATTCTGCTGTTGAAGCAGCTCCATAAGCATCATATGTGTTTGCAGTTACAGAAATTGTATCTGCAACAATGTCAATTCCAGTTCCAGCTGTAAGCTCATCCTGCTTACCAGCAAGGGCTGTTGTCATTGTTGTTGCATAGTTCTCATCATCATTAATTGCTGCTGCAATTTCATTTAATGTATCAAGAAGGCCTGGTGCTCCATCTACAAGTGCATCAACTGCATCGTTGACATATGTCTCTGTTGCATATGAAGAAAGGTCTGCTGACTTAAGGTATCCATAGCCACCTACTGTTGTGTCAAGGTCTGAAGTCTTTGTGTAGTCTACAAGCTTAGTGTCTGTATAACTATTAGCATCTGTTTCTGCTGCGTTAGCATAGCCCTGGGCTGTAGTTAAAGCTGTTGTAATCTCTCCATCTGTGTATGAATTAGCAGTAGATACTGCATCAAGCTCTGCCTGATCTGCATACCCTTGG